AATTAAAATTTTATTTTCATGTACTTCATAGAGAAATACGAAAAACGTGAAACGGGGATTAAGCACCCGCAAAGCTTTAAAAGAGTTAATCTTCAAGAGAAATTTATTTCTGGTGTTACCACTCAAAAATCTGAAGATGACCTCAAAAAGGTTAAAATCCTGGTTGCTATCCTATATGATTTGTTAAGAATTTATGGTTTTTGCAACGAGGTTTTCTTGTCAAAGAAGGACGATGTCCATTCTTTTAATAGTAAAATCAAAGAAGACAAGAAAAGATTGATAAAAAGATATTATCAATACGTAAAGGAGGCAGGGTTTGGTTCTTGGAAAGATCTTTTCAAGTATAAAATTAATGCTTTCTTTTCTCATGTTATGAAACAAGAGATCCCTCCCATGCCGAAGGGTTTGGAGAAGTTTGAGGATTTGTCAAATCCGGGTTTTTTGTTCTTTGGAAGAGCTAAGAAGTTTTTAAAAATAATTTCGTGCGATTCCAAAAAGATTGAGAATTTTGCGCAATCTATTCCTCAGTCCAAAAAGGGTGCCCCTCCTGTGCATCCTGACGTTGTTTTAGAAGCCGAAATCAAGTGTTTCGAGCATTTAACGTCGCCTCATCCAAATATTGAGGATTTTGAGATTGAAAAGGATAATTTTCATTACCCTATAAACCAACAGTCAGTTGAATTTCAATTGAGAAGGACTATTCGTGAGGTTTTTTATAAAAAAACGATTAAGAATAAGGATCTTTTTGTTCCTAGTGTTCCTTCTACAAGTTCACAGTATAACTATTCCAGGAATCATCTTGGAGCTGTTGGAGCCTTCAAAGCTTGTACCAGTTTAACTGAAAGTTTCTGGAAAGAACACCTTAAGGATGAACTTCCGCTCGTCGATTGCAAAATCGGACCTGTGGTCTTAAGTGGTGAACTTACAGAATTGTATGGACATGCTGGCAAAAAGGATCAAGAAGAAATTGATCGATCCCCTGAGAACGGATTGGTTAAGGAGACTCTTGGAATCCATTTTGATGGAGGTAAATTGCAAAGAATATGGACTGATAATGTCTACCCCGAGCTTATTGCAGCTGCGTTGGTTGAGGATCCAGACACGGTAATCATTGGATTACCTGAGCCTCTTAAAGTGAGATGTATCACTGCTGGACCTCCGTTAACTTATACGGCACTACAACCGATTCAAAAGTTTTTGTGGAAGACCCTTAAAGATAATAAGGTCTTTCGCTTGATCGGTGAACCTGTTACTGAAGAGATTGTTAAAGAAAGTCTCGGACAGTTAATGGAAGGAGAAAAATTTGTTTCTGGTGATTATAAAGCTAGTACAGATAATCTTCATTCCTGGGTTTCAGAGTGTCTATTAGATGAGTTAATGATAGTTCTTGAAGAGAATCAAGATTTCGTTGAAGACGAAGACAAAATTCCACCCCATTACTGGGGTCCGTTAAGAACACTGATGAAACGTGCATTGACTGGGCATTTCCTTCTTCATCCAGAACTCAAAAAAGAGTATAGGACTGATGACCTCCCTTCGAGGGAGGAGTTGTTGGAGAAAGGGAAGCTTAAAGAGCAAAGGGAAGGACAGTTGATGGGAAGTATTATTTCATTTCCCTTTTTGTGCTTGGCTAATGCTGCATTCTGTCGATATGCTTTAGAGATTTCTGAGAATAGGAATTTTAAGGTAGTTGATCGAAGAATCAATGGCTATGAAAATGCTCCGTTGCTGATTAATGGTGACGATTGTGTGTTTAAAGGCACCTTAAGGATATTTGACATTTGGTTAAAAATTGCTCAATATGGTGGACTAGAGTCCAGTGTTGGAAAGACTTTTCTTTCAGATGAATTTTTAACAATAAATTCCTGTCAATATAAGTACACTTTTAAGGCAGTAGATTGGGAGACCGAATCTGGTTTCTTCATTCCTTTCTGTTACACGGAGATCAAATATGTTAATTTGGGTCTCGTGTATGGGCAGAAGAAGGATGGAATCAGAGGAAAGAACTACTACGAAATAGGTAACCTCTCTTGGGATCTTAAAAGGACTTGTCCAAAAGAATATTATCAGATAGCTGCACAAGAACAGCTGAAGAATGCTATGATTCGTCGTTACGAGGTTATAATGGAAGATGTTCCTAAGAAACATGACGATTACGATCGAGATTCTTCAACAATACGGAGGAGACCAAAGAAAATCGATGGTCTTTTATGTTTGCGAGAGTTGCAATTCAAGAGTATTATGAATTCACACTTGCCCTGGTTCCTGCCTCAATGGCTAGGAGGACTGGGAATCTTACCTTTTAAGAAGGGTCAGGTTACTCATTTCGATATTGTTTGCTCCCTAAAGATCCGAGAGGATGTAGGGGCTTCTGATAATTTATTAAAGCCTAGAAAGTTTGGAGACATTTCAATTTGGCAAATGCACAAACTTGTCAACGGAGGACTTAGTGATTTTGCGTTCTTGAAGAATCAAAATTTTAAATTCGTTGAATATCTAGAATCCAAGAAAACTCTTTCTGAAGAATTTCTGTCCCTATATAATTTGAAGCTTGTTGAACATGTTTTACAAGCAAGGGTACATAAGAAATGGAGGGATTCGTGTTTTGGAGTTAAGGAAACTTTGGAGGTTGAAGGAAAAGAGGTTGCCCTCGATGATGTCAATGAGCTCCATAGAAAGGAGTTTCTTTATGATCCTGAATCTGCTTCAGATTTAGAAAACCTTAAGTTT